GCCAATGGGCAATATGGGACGGACTGGGGCTTTATTGAAAGCCAAAGCGAGATTTCGCAGAACTTTGAGCTTTTGATGGACGCCAAGAGCGAGATAGATGCGCAGGGTCCAAACGCTGGACTGCAAGGCCGAGGTGTAGAGAACCAGTCTGGCCGGGCTATCATGGCACAGCAGCAGGCCGGTCTTGCAGAAGAGAACACTATCTTCGACAGCCACAATGACTGGAAGCTGAGAGTATACCGGGCATTCTGGGCAAGGGCGAAGCAGTTCTGGACTGAGCCTATGTTTCTACGGATTGCTGATGAGCAGGCTGAAGAGGGGCAAAGGTTTACCGCCGTAAACCAGCCTGATCCGCAACAGCTACAGCAAGCCCAGATGCAACAGCAAATGATGATGCAGCAGATGGGTCCTATGGGCATGATGCCGGGCGTGGGTATGCCTCCTATGCCGCAAATCGACATGAACCGCTTGGCTGAGATTGACGTTGATATCGTCATAGAGGCTGCGCCGGATATGATCACGCTGCAACATGAGCAGTTTACCCAGCTGACAGAGATGGCCGCTGCGGGTGTTCCTATCCCGCCTGACGTCCTTCTGGAGGCCAGCCAGCTGCGTAACAAGCGCGAGCTTATAGAGCGGCTCAAGGGCGAAATGGACGCCCGTGTCCAGCTTGAGCAGGCGCAAAAGCAGATGGAAGAAATGGCCAAGGCCTTGCAACAGCTGCAATCCCAGACAGGGCATGGTCAGCAAATGAACCCGCTTGATATGGTCAAGGCACAAGGTGAGCAGGCAAAGGTTGCGCGTGAAGATGCGCTGGCCAGAGCCAGGATCGAGAAGATTTCGGCAGAAACAATGCGGACGGTAAACGACGCATTAAGGCCGAGATAACCCGCCGCCGGGGATCGGGCGTAACTGGCCGCCGCAGTTCGGGCGTTTGGAGCGATTGGAATGAAGGACTTTCTTGACGAGTTTGCTGAGGCTGAAACTGCTGAGGGTATCCCTGAGCAGGAAGCGGAAGTCGTTACAGAGGCGCCTGAAAGCCCCCCACGGGGACCGGATGGCAAGTTTGTAAAAGCTGAAGCTGAGGCACAAGCAGAACGAGTTGAAACGGGCGCTAAAGAGACTGTCACGGAGCCGCCGTCCGATGACGATGAAGGGACTACAGTTCCTCTGGCAGTGGTGAAGGCTCTCCGAAAGGAACTCCAGGAGCTGAAGAAGGCTCAGAGCACAGCCGCGCAAACGTCAACACCGCGAGCGCCGGACATTAGACGGCCTCAAGTGTCATTTGATGAAGACCCGCGCAGCTATATTCAGGACACTTTGCTGAACCAAAAGACGCAAATGTCCATGTTCATGGCTTCGCAGGCTGAGGGAGAAGAACTGGTCAGGGAAGCATGGCAGGCCTTTGATGAGGCGTGCAAGCGAGATCCGCTGGTCAGCAATTACTCATATCAGCTTGTGGATCATCCTCACCCTGTGGGTGAGATGGTGCGCTGGTACAAAGAACAGCAGCAGCTGAATGCAATCCGTGAAGCGGGTAGCATAGAGGCCCTGATTGAGCGCAGGCTTGCAGAGATGCAGGCACAGGCTCCGCAGGCTGTTCCACAGCAAAGGGTGAACGTTCCGCCAAGTCTGGCGGGTACGGGCAGGCCGCGCACATCGGATAACACTGGGGAACCGGTTGATGGGTTCGACGCTCTTTTTCGTAAGTAAACGCAAAAGGAGTTAGGTCATGGCCTACACAACGCCCGCAACGGGTAACATTCTGAAGAAGTGGGAAACGGACTACTTTGCCGAGTATGTCCGCGAGAGTGGTTTTAACCCCTACATGGGGACCGGGACCAACAATCCCTTTATCGTCAAGCGGCAGCTGATCCAGGGCGGTCAGGTTATTACCATCCCGCTGGTATCGGCACTGACTGGGGCCAACGTTGGCACCGGCACGCTGACAGGCAATGAGGAAAGCCTTGGGAACTACAGCTATGACCTGAAGCCATACTGGCACAGGTACGCTGTTACCGTGAAGAAGTCAGACGAGCAGAACTCGGTTATTGACCTTCTGAACGCTTCCCGTGACATGCTCAAAGTGCGTGACATGGATGACATGCGCGACAGCATTATCAATGCGCTGGGTTCAATAGTTGAACTCAGCTCTGCGTATTCTGACACGCCCGGACACGCCAAGGAGGTATTCTTCTCCGAAGCAACCACGGCGCAAAAGAATGCATGGTGCGCGGCTAACCAGTACCGTATCCTGTTCGGCAACTCGGAAGCAAACTACAACGCGACCTTTGCCACGGGCGCCGGTGCGGTTGATGCAACGAATGACAAGTTCGGGTCTGCATCAATCAACCTGCTGAAGCGTATGGCGAAGCGCCGTCTTCGCACTGCCAAGGGTGACTCAGTGAACCTGCCGTCTATTCGTCCAATCCGGACGGGTACGCAGGGCCGGGAGTACTTTGTCTGCTTTGCCGGTCCGGAAACGTTTGGGGACATGAAGGCTTCACTTCAGACTGTGAACCTGGATGGCCGCGCACGTAACCCGGCAGAAAACCCGCTGTTCCAGGACGGGGATCTTGAGATTGACGGCGTTGTGATCAAGGAAATCCCTGAGATTGGCAATGTGGGTGCAATTGGCGACAGCTCTGCCACGGTTTATCCGGTGTACTTCTGCGGGGCGCAGGCTCTGGGGATTGCATGGGGCCAGACCACGCGGGCCACGCAGCGCAAGGAAGACGATTACGGCTTCCTGAAAGGTGTCGGTGTTGAGAGCCTCTGGAGCGCAGAGAAACTGCGTTACAATGGCATTGATCACGGCATGATCACCGGCTTCTTCGCCGCATCGTAACGACTGAGCAAAGGAGAAAGATCATGTCTCAGGCACGTATTTATCACACGCAGCAGCTGCACTATATCGTCAAACAAATAACGTTTGCGGATAATGGCACGGCTGTTACCGTTGGCGTTCTGCCGGCCAATTCTGTTATTATCAACGCAGGTGTTGTGGTGACAGAAGCCTTTAATGCCGGCACTACCAATGTCCTTGATATTGGCACATCAGCAGATGCGGACGGACTGGCGACGGACCTTGCCCTTGGTACGGTTGGCCGGGTCGGCGCTGACGAGTTTGGCACGTCAAACGACCTGTTCAGCACGTCAGAAGTCACTATTACGGCAACTGTGGCTCTGTCGGGCACGGCAGCAACCACGGGTGTCGGGTATGTTCACCTAGAATATATCCCTGTAAGCAATGGCTGATATGAGTGGGGCGGTGTAACAGCCGCCCCATTTACCAAGGGGTGATGCATGGCAAATCAGGCTAATCTTGTGTCAAGGGTGTTGCAGGAACTGTACGTCTTGCAGGCCGGAGAAACGCCCACAGCGGCAGATGACGCGGTGGTGGACGATGCAATTGCTGAGGTCCATGCAGAGCTACAGGAACGCAACCTGGCGTATTGGGCACTGACGGATATACCGGAAGCCGTGATGAGGGGTTTGACCCTGATGGTGGCGGGAAATGTGGGCCGGAAGTTTGTGCCATCGATGACGGTGGCAGAGTGTGAACAAATGCGGGAAGCGGGTATGAGACGGATCAGGGAAGTGGTTTCTATGGTTCCGGACCGGCAGCCTGCGCCGCAAACATATTTCTGAGGGACGGTTATGAAGGTACGATATGCAGGCCCGATGGAGTCCCGGATCGTGTGGGGACGTGTGTTTCCCAGCGGGGTGGTGATTGAGCTGAAAGACCCTGACCTGTGCCGGAAGGTGCAATGCCTCAGCGGGTTTGAACTGGTTGAGGATGAGGCTGAGGAAGAGCCGGTTGAAGAGATTGCGGCAGACTGGCAGAACCTGCACTGGAAACAAAAGGTCAAGCTGGCCCGTGATCTGACAGGGCTGACCTGTGCCAATGGGTCTGAAGCTGATGAGGTTCTAACGGCTCACTTTGAAGGCAAATTGAATGCCTAGGGCGGCGTTGGCGTTTGAGCATTGGCAGCGGGAACAAGCTGGCGAGGCTGAAAAGATCCTCGCCAATATGTATGCCGAGGCCAACAGGTCGAACCCGAAACTGGAAGGCAGGCTGGTCACAACGCCGGGCACACGTAATCGGGACGGGGGAACCATTACCGGTACAATCCGGGGACTGGCTCAGGCTGATGCGTTTGCAAGCGGGTATGTGATTATCATTGACGGGACAACGGTTCGCACCTGGAACCCGGCCACAGCAACGTTTGGGACAATTACCGGCACGGTTACAGGATCGGACCGGGTAGACATTGCGTTTACCCAGACTGAAATGGCGGTTCTGTCTGGTGGAACCTTGTACGTTTCAAACGGGACGACGATTGCGGCAGAGACAGATCCGGACTTTCCGGCGACGATCACGTCAATTGCATCAATGGCGCAGCGGATCTTGCTGACGTCTTCTGATGGCAAGTTCTGGTATACCGACGTGCTGGATGTAGACAACATTGACGCGCTGAACTTTTATACGGCTGAAGCTAGTCCGGACAATCTGGTGGCAGTGCGTGTCTGGGCAGAGCAAGCTTATCTGTTCGGATCGAAGACGGTTGAAATGTGGTACGCTGAACCGTCCAACGCCAATGATCCATTCAGCCGGAACAGTTCTGTTATACCTGTTGGATGTCTGGCACGCGATACCATAGCCATTACGACTAAAGGCCCGGTCTGGGTGGCGCCTGATTATACCGTGA